ACATAATTTATAAAGTGAGTAAGTTTATCTTTGTATTCTTCAGGAGTAAATTTATCTGTTAGGTATTGAATAGAAAACTCATTGAAGTAATTAGATAGTTTAAGTTTGTTTATATTTAAAACATTCATTAAAGCTGTTAGAGTTTGAACTTCTTTTTTGATGTCGGTTATAGAATAAGTTTCTATTAAATCTAATGAGGAATTAATCCATTTTTCTAAATTACTATTTACTAGTTTATAGTTACTAGTTATTAGTTTATATATGTTACCAGTTAGTAGTTCAGTTAGCGGTTCAGACACCTGTTCAGTTAGTTGTTCACTTAGTGGTACAGTTACTTGTTCATTATCGTACAACTTAATTAAGTGTATTTGAGGTGCTTTATAATTATTTAATCCTTTCTTATATTTTATTAATTCAAAAGTTTGTAAATCATCTAAGCATCTATAATAAGTTCCTTTGTTACCTATACAAGCTCCTTGCATAGCTAAGTCATAAGGGCATTTAAACCATTCAACCCAATTAGCTCTATTGCCTTGATTCCAAAGAAACAAGTATAAACTTATGTGTGTTGGTCTTACTTTATCAGGGTTATTAAATACCCATGAATAAAAAGCCTTTATTTGTTCAAATCCGTTAATTCTCATATCCAAAGCCTTCATTAGTTAAACAATAACCTTCATGCTGCTTAAAACTTATGCCGTTAACATCAAAGTTGTAAGTATAAAGACTTAAAATAAAATCTTCGCTATTTATTATATCTGGCAAATAAATTACATCAGATCCTAAATCTATTTCTGAGCCTATTAGCGTTAAGCTTATTTGAACATCATATCCTTTTTTACTAAAAAATCTTTGAACTGCCTTGCAATATCTTATGCCTTGTATAAAAGCAGAAAGAGAGACCTTGTCTTTTTTTAATTCAAAAACCTCTATTCTATGGCTTGTTTGTATTACAGAGTTTCCATCAGTGGATTCTACTGTGGGTTTATAATAACTTATTATATCTGATATTCCATAGTTACCTAGTCTTAATTGACTAAAAACTTTGTCTGGCTTAAGTCTTACAAGACCTCTTACCCATAATGCCTCACAACCTTCTTGTGATTTAAACTGCTCGTAGATGATTTGTTCCAAATCCTTCTCTAAAAATTTCATACGTTACGTATTTTTAAATAAAAAAAACCTGTCAAAATTACTGGCGTCCACTCCAAATAATCTTAACAGGTCTTTAAATTTCGATAGTTATCTACTGTGGACGACAATAACTAAAAGCAAAGATACAAAAATTATTTGATATCTATTGTTTTATTTAGTTTAATTAACTTCTTTATCCCATATATCTAACTGCTCTAAATGTAATATAGAAAGAGCAGCTACATTAATCCATGATAAAATAGACATTCCAGAAGCAAAAGCTATATCTCTATAAATTAAAGGTCTATTACGGCTGATTTTTAAATAATTAACACCCATCACCCAACTTAAAACAACACCTATAACGTATATTATTATTATCTTTCTCATAATTTATTATTTAATTTAGAAGGGTAATTCACTTTTACTTTCTTCTGATTCAGTAGGTGCATTATTAGAACTATCCACTTTATTAACCTTCCAACAGCTTAAAGAAGTAAATATCTTATTCTCTGCTTCTGGTTTCCAATTAAAAGACCTTAGATTAAATTCTACTTCTACTTGAGACCCTATTTTATTGTATTCTGTAAACTTTTCTAAGTGTTCTACATACTCTTCTTTCTTGTATAATTCAAACTCTAATAAGTTGTTATACTGTTGTCCTGTGTCTATTCTGAAAGACCTTTTTTTACCTTCTCCTGCTTGTTCAATATCTGATACTGAAACTAGCTTACCTACTACTTTGTAATTTTCCATTCTATTTATTTATATTTTAAAATTAATTGATTCATTTCTCTTTCAAAAGACTTCTTTTTCTTTTCATCTATTGTAATACTTAAAGATAATACATTTTCGAATATCTGATAGCTTTCACTCATAACATCTGCATCTACATAATTAGCAAATTCATTCTCATGCTTTTCTATCTCTTTTAAAAATCTATTACCGTATTGCTTAACCTTTTGAAAGTATATTTTACTTCCAGTTATCTTGTCTGCTTGATCTAATATAAAACCAATAGCAGCAGTATAGCAGAATAAGTTATTTGTGTTGTTCATATTAAAATAATGTTTTTTGATTAGTCACTTTACCAAACAACTCTCTTTTTTTAGCTTGTTTTAAATTGTAAATAGCTTGTTTGTAATAACTATCTTTTAATTCAATCCCTATAGCTTTACGACCTAAAGAAACAGGACTATAAACCTCACTACCTACACCCATAAAAGGAGTTAAAACAACTTCTCCAGTATTAGAATACATTTCTACTATTCTATCTATTACATCTAATTGCAAAGGGTGTACGTGCTTTTCGTCATCTTCTTCTCTACTATCTTTAAAAGGTAATACATTATCTATTCTAATGTCATCCCAAACACTAGAGGCATATCTTTGCCAAATGTAATGAGATAATTTATTACTCTTTGGATCTTCATGTCCTTTAAACTCTTTATTTAAATAATCCCATAATTGAGATTCATTTATATTAGTTCCTTGTGCATTATTCCAAGCTGTTAGAATGTTAGGTAAAATTGGAGTATCGCCAAAGTATTTATTTAACCCGTTAGGATGTGTTACTGGTACTTCGTTTTCTCCTTTCTTAGTGAATATCAATACATAATCAGGCATAGCAGTAAAACACTTTGTAGAATCTTCTACTATAAATTTGTGCATTAAAGATTGTACCATAGTTCTCATTCTAACTTTTAAAGGCTCTTTCCATATTGTTATACGATTTCTATATTCAAATCCATATTTAGCATGTAGTTTTATTACTTCATGTGGGAAATCCCAAAGCCTACAAGTATTATCAAATACATCCGTGCAATGTACAGCCGTTATCCTACCAGGCTTTGTAACTCTAGCAATCTCTTTTATTAAAAATTCGTATTGCTCTAAAAATTGTTCTTTGCTTTCACAATTACTAAAGTCTCTTTCGCTACTAGAATAATTATAAAGTCCTGCAAATGGAGGGCTATAAACTGACAAGTCTATACTTTCATTGTCTAAAGTTGGTAGTACTTCCATGCAATCACTATTATAAATTGCGTAGTCTTCTGTTACTTCTTGTTGTTTCGTTTTCATGTTCTTTTTTTATATAAATTTAGGTTTAATTATTTCTTTGTTAAATTCTCTTTTTGTGTCTTCAAATGATCCGTTTACATTTATTGTTAATTTAGTGTATAATTCTATTGCTTTTTCTGTTTTCTTTTGTAATGCCTCTAATACTTTATCTTGTCCATCAGATGTAACCATATCAATAGTAACATTACTCTTTTGACCAAACCTCCAAAACCTTCTAATAGCTTGATAGTATTGTTCATAACTATAAGTAGGAAAAAATACTGAATGATTGCAATGCTGCCAATTTAAACCCATACCAGTCATCTTAGCCTTTGTTATAATTCTCTTTATTTTACCTTGTGCAAATGCTAATAGTATTTCTTCTTTTTTCTCCATAGATTGACTACCTATTATTTCTACAGCCTCACTATCTAACTCTCTTAATAGTTTACTTTCATCATTTAAATTACACCAATATACAGAAGTTTTACCTGCGGCTAATTCTACAGCCCTTTCACATCTTTCTTTTATTGTCTGTTTTTGTTCGTGTCTTACTTCATTAAAACCTTTAGCCGACAAATTAAACATTTGTATTTGACCTTCAACATCTATTAAAGATTTGTTTTTAACTGTATGCTTATTTAGTATTAATTCAGGTAGTTTATATCTTTCATCTGAAAACCCTAAATCGCTAGGCATCTTAACCATTATAGCCCATTGATTAACCCAGCTAAAAAAGTCTTTTTCTGCGTGAGGTTTTAAATACCATTTTTCTCCAGCGTGTTTAGGATCAATAGAGTTATTATTATTCTTAAAGAACTTACCTAACATATCAGTATAACCCATATAACCTAAAGCCTCCGAGCTTGTACCCAACTCTATAAAGTCATTAGGGCTAGGTGTAGCGGTACTTAAAAATCTATAAGGTAATTTCTTTACAAAAGATGTTACTTGACATTTAATTTTACCATCAAAATTTTTAAGTATAGAACTTTCATCTAATATACACCCTTCAAAATCTTCACTATTAAAATAATGTAGCCTTTCGTAATTACATATTACTATACTTTTACTATGTGTACCGTCTTTGCTGTATTCTATATCATCAATACCCATTTTTTGAGCTTCTAATATAAATTGAAATGCAACAGCTAGAGGTGTTAAAATCAATACTTTTTTATTAGTATGATTAACTACATTTTGAGCTATTGCTAATTGAATTAAAGTCTTACCTAATCCAGTATCAGCAAACACAGCTATACGACCTTTTCTAGTAGCTCTTTCTATTATTTCACGCTGAAAGTCAAAAGCCATTTCAGGTATATAGTTAGGTTCAAATCCGAACGAACCTAAACTATGTTTTTTAGTTTCTAAAAACTCTTTGTATTCCATAATTCTTTATCTTGTTTTTAAGTCTAATAAGTAATAAGCATTGTTTTTTAATGCGTCTAGTTTTCTTGAATGACCTATTGATTGAGTATTCATTCCTAAAACTTCTATAACACCTAACACTCTATTATAATATGTGTTATGATTGTCTTTTAAATAGTCAATGTAGCTCTTACATTTTCTAGGCTTTTTAGGTCTTGCCTGTTTTAATTCTTTTATTATTTCTTCCATAGTTATTTTTTTAAAACATCAAAAGCAGAACCCAATCAAACTACTTATAAGATGCGATTTTAAAACCTGATTAAGTTTATGGGTTTTTATTATTTCAAATGTCGTTATAATATATTTACCAAACAACTATTAGCAAATATTTATTTTAATTTATTTTCTATTCATCTTTTAACTTACTCTTATAATGCTCTATTATACGCTCCATTTCTAACGCATAGAAATCTTTAAAATCTTTACATTCGTTTTGCTTATTGTAAACAAATAACACATTTCTTAACCTTTGACTTTTAGTTTTACCTTCTAGCTCAATATCAGTATTATCTATTTCATCTACTTCTACTTGTGTTAATACTCCGTTAGGCTTGTAATATAATATCCCTCCAGTATCTAAGGCTTTATCTATCTCCATAAAGTCCTCAGAAGATTGTTCTAAGTCAGTTACAAAAGTTAATGATACGCTCTTATCTTTTTTCCGACTACTCCTATCAAGCGTTACTTGTCTTATTAGATTATTCATTACTCCGTTATTTGTTTAAAATACTTAGCTCTTTTTTCATTGAATTTATTAATACCTTTAATAGTATCTTGTAATTCTACTAGCATTTCATCTCTAGTAACTCTTACAATATGCAAAGGCTTAATTTTAACCCTATCATCATAACTAATAAAGTCTACATATTCTAAGTCAGGACAGTTAATAAAGTAAGATATAACTTGATACTTATATTCGTTAGGTATCTTATTAATTCTAATATATTCAATATGTTTTTTACTTGAAGGACATTTAATTTCTACACCTCCCACATACTTATCATCTTCTTTAACTAATCCATCAGGACTAAAGCCTATAAAGTCTAATTCTGAATGTCTAACAAATGCAGGAGTTTCTACTTCTACAAATGTTTCTTTAATGTATAACTCCATAGCTACAGGCTCTAAGTCTATTCCTCTTTGCATTGCATCGTTAACGTAAATAGGGGGCGGTGTAAGTCCTGTTAATTCTTCTGCTATCAATTCATCTATTAAAGGTAAGTTATTACTTTTAAAGACTTCTTTTAATCGAGTACCCGTAATAGTTCCTAATCTTAGTTTAAACCATTCGTTACTCCTTTGCTCCATTTCTTTATATACAATCATAATTCTATTTTTTAAGTTTTTCAATTAATTCTTTTGTAGCTGTATAATCTCCACTATCAATAAGTTTTAAAGCATCCTTTTGCTTACCTGAAGTTATAGCTCTATCAATATCTGCTAATGTGAATACTTTAGGTGTTTTAGGTGGTGCAAACTCTTTTGTTACTTCTTCAATATATCTAAGGTCGTCAAATCTACCCATAAATACATCTGCATTAAATCCTAATTTAGATAAGCATTTAGTTAAAGAATCTGTCTCTACCTTCTTAGCAAAATCATCATCTATTTTAGATCGTTCATTATTAGTAAAAATACCTATAGAGTTTATAGCTGGAAATTCTCCGTTTGGATAAAAGAATATAGCTTTAAAAATAACTAATCCTATTGTAGACTTTTCTTTACCCACTACTTTAACATTTGGATAGCTACCTTCTGTTTTATCCTTATCAAATTCTTGACTTATTAAAGAATAATCTAACTCTATATTTTTAAACCCCCAACTAGAGCCATAAGATCCCCATTCTTTAGTAGCGTTATAAATTTGATACTGAGGTTTAATACTTGTTAGTTTGTTACCTTTTACATTTGCTTTTTTTGTATGCTTAGGGTCTGTCTTTTCGACATTAAGCCATAATTTTAAGTTCTCGTTTTCCATAATTCCTATATTGTTTTAATTGTAAAATTTTCACTACCTACTAATTGATACATCATTATTCTAGCTTCTGTTAATGATTTCGCTACTATAAATTTAACCTTGTTAGATTCCGTAACTGTCTTATAAGTTTTCTTTGATAAATACATAATTCTATTCTTTAAGTTCTTTTAGTTTTTTAATCTCTTCATTTATTACCCCATAAACTGTAGCTAATGGAGCGAAACTTTCGCTACTACCTTCTAAAGATAAAGCTATTAATTTCTTTTTAAGTTCTTCTAGCTCTTTCATAATTAAAATTTCTTTTCTACTGAATAACCAAACATACTACTTTCATCTGATAGTATTAACCAGCCAAATCTAATTTGTCCTATCTGCTTACATATCCATGCATCAAATTCTAAATTACCATCTAAGTTAAAAGCATATGAGCTTTCCATGTTTTCTAACCATTCAGTATAATTTAATGATACTCCTTCCATCATGTGCTGAATTGATAAGTCTTTTTCTTCTTTTGTCATAATTTCTTTTTCTTTACTGATTAACAATACACGAATGTAACACTATTTTATTAAGTAGCAAATTATTTAGTAATTTATTTTTCTTTTTAATTAATAGGCAACAAAAAACCCCTCAATAAATGAAGGGCTTTTGCAGTATAGAAGAACTATGAAAAAAACTATACTTTGAAGAAATACAAAGATACTAAATATTTTCTATTTGAAAGTGCGGATAGTCTTTAAATTTTTTCCAATTACCTCCCCAGCTTAAAATCATATCTTTAAATTCAGGGTTTGCATCCTTTACTCTTTCACTTGTTTTAATTAAATGTATAGCTAAAGTAGTTAATCTTTCTACATTCCATGAAGCTCTACCCGTTGCATGATCGTAAATATATACATCAAAGGCTTCTCCATATCCTGAGTCTTTCATTTGATGGTTAGACTCTCTTATTATTCCATCTGTATAGGTTACTACTTTTTCCCCTTTCTCTAGGCTTTCAACAGTTCTACCTTTATCATATAACTTCTTTTGGTCTGCGCTTGTTCTAAGACCGCCATACATAGGTATTCCAAAGTCTTCAGGGCTATCTTTTAACCCTTCATTTATTACCGCAATCAAAAAAGGGTGTACACCTTCTAATCTTGTTTTACTTCTATTACTTAAATTATATTTCATATTCATCAATATATAAATCAATTAAAAATTTTGTTTTCTCTAAATCTTGTATAAAACTACCTTTTTTTCTACATCTAACAACTCTTTTAATAATATCAAACTCATAACTATTTAAGTCTTTATCTTCTGCAAATTGGTATAAACTACCTTTTGAATTGTCATAGTGGTTATTATTTAATACTTTAGACTCTAACTTATCCCACTCTTCATCAGTCATATTACTTCTTAAATTTCCCATAGTTTATTTTTCAAAATTTTGATTCATATTTCTTTGTAAAAAGTCCATAAAGGTCTTATTATTTACTTTGTATTGATGTTTACTCTCTTCACAGTATAATATCCTTTGTACCGTTCCCATTTCTGTAAAGATAGTCTTTAATAGTTTAACGTCTTTACTTCCTGATACAGGACATGCCCATTTTTGACCTCCTTTAGCCACTGAATTATTAGTAACACTTGCAAAATAAGGTTTTAATGTAATATATAATTCTTCTGTAGTAACTATATCTCCTTTGTTATAGTCCACCATCTTAGCTAAATACTCTTCTTGCTGTTCCTTAGTTCCGTATTCTATCATTTCCCACATATATATACCTTCGTGAGATTGCTTTAATGTAAGACCGAAATAATCAGCCATATAAGCCATAGAATAAGAAGGTAAACGAAAGTATCTTTTAGCCATTCTATAAATATCAAATGACTTAACAAATCTATCTACATGTAACTTGTGATATGCTGCACGAGTATTAATTAGCTTGTTATCAAATGAATTGTTATTTTGACCTACTACCATTGAAGCCTTATTATATTCCTTTAGAAACTCCTTAACCATCTTTTTATCACAATGGTTTTTATCCCATGTAAGAAACTTAACTTCATCTTCTCCTATCCATTTCCAAGCAATAGATATAATAGTAGTTTTGCTTCTTAATTGTTTATGATTTATATATTGTTTTCCAGTACTCCAAACATCTACCTTAACTCTTGATGTTTCTATATCGTAGACTAGTACCCTGTCATTAGATACGTTAGAATGTATTTGATTAATACCTAGAGCTTTTGCGTATGCTCTTACTGTCCTTTCTGATACGTTTAGAATTTCAGATAGTTCTTCTTGTATTTTTTTTCTAGGTTTATCAGAGCTATACAAATCTATTATTATTTGTTTCTTCTGCTTTGATAATTCAATACCTACTCCTTCTTCATATCCCATAGTTCTTTATTTAATTAAGGTTTTAACTCCATTTTACTCTTAATAATCGCTAATATAAGAATAATTAATAGAAACAACCAAAATTTATAATCTTTCCAAAAGTCTTTTTTAATATCGCAGTCAGTATCTATCACGTTTTTAGTCTCTGAAACATAGCTATAAGCCCTCTCCTTAACTGTATTCTTAAAGAAATACTTACCACCTTTAACTATAAAAGTAAAGTGTATTAAGGAATCGCTATAAACAAAAGAAGTATCTTTTAAAACTTCTACTATTATATTATCTCTTACTATTTTTACCCTTTCTTTTACTTCTGTACCGTCTCCTTCACTTAGAAAGTCAAATAATAACTTATCTATAAATGCCGTATCTAATTTATTAATAAAAGAAGTATCTACGCTATGAGATTTTAATGTAATAGTATCGTGAATAAGTATAGTAGTAGTATCTGACAAATCAGGGTATACATTAATAATTTTCCTGACATTTGTAAGATGTTTATTAAGTCTTCTCTTAGCCTTTTTCTCATTCTTAGGTATGTTAGTTGATATACAAGAATATAAGCACGTACACGCTATTAAAATAATTATCTTTTTCATTTAGTTATCTTTTGTATTATAGCCTCCCAAAAATCAAACACTAATTGTACTATTTTATCTTGTGGCATTATAACTAATGTTAATCCTACTAAAGCAGACCCCCATATAAAATAAGACTTTAACCCTACAGCTTCTTTATGCTGAAAAGCCATTACTAAATATAATATAAATAAAGATAGAGATACTAAGATAAACAATACCCCTATATAAGTTGTTAAATTACGTTTCATAAATACAAAGATACAATAAATTATTTAATTGCTATAAACAAAAAAACCTTCAATTAAGAAGGCTTTTGCGATTAGGAGAAAAAAACAAAAAAACCTAATCTAACATCTCTTACGCTGTAAGTTTTCGTAGTAGTCTTTAAATGTTAATTGTACTGGGGAATAAGTATTATATTGCCCCCAAATTGGAGCGTATTCACTAGAGCAAATAACTCTTTTAAAGTTGTACATATCAGGCTTAGGATTACTTAAATTGTAGTCTGATATAAAAAGCATTCCGCTCTGGAGTGCCGTAATTTTTAATTCTCTATGTAGACTATAAGGTATTTTCCTTACATTATATTGTATGGTTTCAACTTGATTATCTATAGTCCATTCCTGCCCACCGTTTTTATACCTTGTGAACTCTCTTTCATACTCTGAACTCTCAAACATAAAAGAACTTTGAGGCAATCTTATTTCACGCTCCCATACATTGTCTTTATAATCTATTTTTGTAGATGAATCTAAAGTAGATCCAATTAAACCGCCATTAATATTATACGAAATCTTGGTAGTTTTATCCGCTAAATTTGCTGTAAATAATTTAAGATTATACTTATAAGAATAGTTTACAAATACTTCAGCATCTACAATTGATGTATATTCTTGACGTATTCTATAACAATTAGCACCTTCTAAATTATAAACCTTATACCATTCTACTTTAAACCCAGACCAATTAGGCAAAGAAGCAAATGTATAATAAGTACCATAAGTACTATCTGTTAATTGAGCTACTTCATCCCAATTACATCCGTTCTGTTTTTCTAAATAAAATTCAGGGCTACTATATCTATTAGTTAAAGATAATAGACTAGAAGTAAAATCATTTCTATATGTATCTGTTGTGTCTACAGGATAGGCAAATGCTGGTAATTCGAATGTACACTCATTTGCATCACTTCCAATAGTAGAGTTATCTATTACAACCGTTTTACTTTGAAGTAATGTAAATTTTTGATATGTACTTTCTGATATTATAGGCATATTATTTTATTAAGATGGTACGTCTAAAACTTTATCTTCTTCCTCCATACTAACCGTTAAACCCGTATAAGCATTATTACTACTGTCTGTTAAGTCAAATTCTAAGCCATTCCATGCAGCCTCATCAAATCTCATCCACAACTGACAATCTGTAAAAGTTGATAGACTAGATAGATTATTTGGAGTACCTGAATTGTAAATCTCTGAAACCTGTGAATCACTCAAAGCAACATCGTAAATAGAAACCTCGTCTAAATTCCCCTTAAAAGTAGCTGCTCCACTACTTAACAAATTAGCTATTGCCAATAAGTTTGTGCTGTCTCCTGTTGATTTAGTACCCATTGTACCACTACCTTGCTCTTTTACATTGTCTAAATAAAAGAATATATTTGTATCATTTCCTGTCACTACTAAATGATGCCAATCATTATCGATAACAGTTAGTGTAGAAGTAGCTGAGTTTATTATATTACCTGAGCCACTTGTAAGAACAATTCCTATCGTGTCCGTAGTTGGTAAGTATCTAAAATAAAAACCTTTGTTACTTCCTGTATTACTATTACCTGCAAAGTATCTTTCTGTACCATCAGTATAATCAGTCATTTTAAACCATAACGAAATACTGAAAACTCCTGTATTTTGAATGAAATTAAAAGAATCTAAAGATCCAATAGTAGCCGCTTTTTCTCCTCCGCCATCAAATAGAAATGAATATAGGTTTTCCCAAATCTTTTTATTTAACGCATAAAAATAAGTTCTACTCATAATTATTAATTATAGTTTAATCCGTAAGTCCATAAGTAATCAGTACCATCATAAACATAAGATAATACATCTTCTGAATTAGCAGCAGCAGAAAGAGTTATAGCACCCGCACCGCCTCCGTTTACTTTACTATTAGCTGGTAATGTTAATGACCACCCTCCAGTACCATCTTGTATTACTTTTAGTATTCCTACATGCCCGTTTTTAGCATTAGTTATAGCTAAAATTCTAGTAGCCGTTATAGTTACTACTGCGTTATCTGTTACATCCATATCCCAAGTAACAGTAGCTCCATCCGTTAAAGTTGCAAAAGCATTACTAGATGCTTTATTAACTTGTTGTAATGTTAGTTTCTCACTTGTGTAAGTAGTAGCACCATCGAATACACTAACAGCTATTACACTACTTGCGTTTGGATCGGTTGTAACCGCTGGTAATTCCGTAAATTTTTTACTTGCCATCTTATTATATTATATTATTAAAAATCTTCTATTAAAAAGTCCCCTCCTTCTGTTATAAAACTATCTCCACTTTCAACTAATAACCCCTCATCAGGTCTCTTAGGATTGTAGAAAGTACCATAAATAGTATATGACTCATAATTAACTAATTTATCATTATCTATATATACAGTACCTATACAAGAGTCTCCACTTATACTTTTAGTTACTAAGCCATCTCCAGTAGTTGAACTAAACCAACTAGAAGAAAGCAACTCATTTGTACTGCTTATTCTTTGTATCTTTGTAGGGCTTCCATTTTCAAAAGCCTCTATATAAAATTCTATTTCAAATTCAGTAATAGCAGTAGGTGTATAATTCATATTCCAAGTACCTACTATTACGGTTTTATTCTTAGAATCTATATACTTTTCTCCACTTACTTCTAAACTAGTTACACCGTCTTCTTCAAATGAATCTATACTTCTACTTAATACGTCAGGATGCTCATCATAGTTACTTGTCGGTATTGTATAGTCGAAATCTTGACTAAAAACTACTCCACTTTCTTCACTATTAATAGTAATTCTATAATCTACTTCCCAGTTAGCTATATCATCTATTCTATTAATATCATAATTTACACCATTAAAAGGCTCGCTTGAATCTAATATAGAAGACTGTACATTATTAGTTATTAATTCAGTATAATCTTCCCATCTAATAAAGAAAGGAAAAAACACCTCAAAAGTTCTAACATTAGAAACATCTGAAATGTTAGTCATTTCTATTTTATTTCTTACTTCATCATTAGGTATTTTAAAACCTTTTAATATACTATAATTATTTGTGTCAGGGTATTCGTTATCTATTAATCTAAATACACTTACAGGAATAGTAGTAGTATCTAACTCTATTTCTTCTAAAGTAGATGTATTTTTTAATACTAATTTTTGCTCTACACTTGTTAATCTTAACTCAGGTCTATCAGTCCAATCTAGACTAAAGTTTGTAGAGCCTGTTAAAAGTTGTACCTTAAAACCATCAATATCACTAGCATCTATACCAGTACTAAAGTCATCATAAGGAGCTGTTATAAATTGAGTTCCGTTAACCGTAGCAGGATCTAATAATATGTTAGGTATTCCTTCTCCTGAAAACGGTTGTAATACTACCCTATCACTATCAGTATAACCTAATAAGTAATTTTGTGTTTCAGCATATATAGAAAAGTAAGGTATAGAACTATTGTTTATTTGAGTTATAGCTCCTGAACTAAACTCTACATCAAATGAAATAGATATAGAAGTAGCACTATTATAAGTAGCAGTATAATTAGTAATACTAGAAGCGTTACCTGTAGCAGTTCCCGTAGCTGCTGCATCTCCTAAAGTAGATATAACGCTATCACTTAAAAAGGCTTGTGTGTAATCTAATGTTTCATCTAAAGAGTCGGGTATATTTTCAATCCCTATTTTAACTTTAGTATTACCATCACTAAAAGGGCTATCACTTGTATTATCTATATCAAAAGATACTGTAAACTTAGCGTTAACAAGTGGTACACCCCCACTATCTTCACTATCAGAAGTTCTAATAATACTGAAATTAGATGTAGAATAATTAGTAGCACCTTGTAAATACTTTTGATTGAAAGTAGATACTTGAGGAGATATATCTATTATGCCTACTGTATTGTCTTGATCTAAACCCCCTGAAGGGTACAAAGGGTCTATTCCTGTATCGCTTGGATTTTCTTTTAACGTTATATTTGTAGCGTAATGTCCTATATTACCTTCAGTAAAAATAGCACTACCATTTATATAATCTAAAGATAATCCTTCAGGCTGTGTAGTACTTCCATCTCCGTATATAGATATAGGCGTTGCCTGTGTAGTATGTATAAGTTGAAAAGATTGTCTATTATATATGTTTCCGCTTGTAATTTTACCCTTTCCCTGCACAGTTAAAGAGCCTGTATTAAAAGCTCCGTTATATTTAGTTGGTATAGAGTGAATAGTTCCCGTATCACTAGCATCTAATATATTAGTAGGAGTTGAAAAAACAGGATAACCATTGCCATCTATAGAAGACCTATTACCGCTATCATTTAAAACATATTCAAAATCTATTGCCTCTACATTACCACTAAAATAGAATACACCAATAGCAGAAGCGTCTACACCCTGAGCTAGATTAACGTTTTCTAATACAATATATTTGTCTGCAAACGGGCTTATGCCTACAGCTACTACTAATCCTGTATAATTTGTGGCAAAGCCTGATGTAGTAACTTCCCTACCCTCTAAACCTATTAATATACTATCATCTATATCAGAGCTAAAAGAACTATCTAATGTAAGTAATATATGTCCTAAACTCCCATTAAAACCAATGCCATTAATACCATCTGCAAAAGTATTAGACATAGTAATATTATATGATGAGTCTCTCCCTGCATCTATTGTAGTTTCTTCGTATAGATTTATAGTAGTAGTTATAACATCAGATACATTAGCATTTAAATTAGTGCTAGTTCCTGTGTTAAACTCATCAGCAAAAGTAGTAGAGGTTATTACTGTAGCCATATTATTCTTTAGTAATTTCTTTTAATTTAGCAAACTCTACCCTTAATTTTTCAGTAGCTTCATCTACCTCTTTCTTTAATTCCTTTTCGTATTTAGCTTTATCTTCATCAGATAGATTTAATTCATCTGCTAATCCTTTAGC